AATCAGGTCAAGAAAGCCACTGTTGCCAATGCAGCATTGGTTGGCCCGACAGGGCCTACTGGCCCCACTGGCCCCACAGGCTTGACAGGCCCAACTGGCCCGACAGGATTGCAAGGCCCGACTGGCCCAGCAGGCGCTGACTCTACGGTTGCAGGCCCACCCGGCCCGACTGGCCCGACTGGCGCTGACTCTACCGTAGCTGGCCCAACAGGCCCAACAGGCCCAACAGGCCCGTCCGGCCCTACCGTATACCCCGGCGCTGGCGTTGCTGTATCAACTGGTACAGCATGGGGAACATCCCTTGCCGCCGCATCTGCAAACACTGCATCTGCGCTTGTTCAGCGTGATGGTTCTGGAAACTTTAGTGCGGGAACAATTACTGCGGCATTGAATGGTAATGCTTCAACTGCAACAAATTCAAACAGCGCCAATGCAAAATGGGTCAGCGCCGCTATTGCTGGTTCTCAAGGCGCAAACGTAAGTGCGGTTGAAGTCCGTAATGCTAGTGGTACTGGTGATACAAACCTTGCAAACATCACATTCCACTGTACAGGCGCTTATGGAACATCACTTCATCTAAGAGCAGATGGTTATATGGGCATTGGTGGATGGTCGGCATCTACATGGAGATGGTATACATATTTGGCTAACGGCGATATGACTGCAGCAGGTAACGTCACTGCTTACTCAGACCCAAGATTAAAAACAGACATTACACCAATTCAATCCGCCCTTTCCATCATTCAGCAACTGAATGGTGTTAGATTCAAATGGATTGAAAGCTCTGTTATTGGTCACCCGGGAGAGTATGACTACGGTGTATTGGCAGATCAGGTTCAAAAAGTTTTGCCTGAATTGGTTGCAGACTCAATACATGAAGCACCTGAAGGCGACAAATACAAAACAGTTGCTTACGATAAATTTGCCCCAATTCTCATTGAAGCGGTTAAAGAACTGTCTGAAAAAATCACGGTTCTTGAATCTCGTTTGAAGTCTTTGGAGTCTAAGTGAATCACCTACCCATCTGGTACTTAGGACGCATACCTGAAGCAGTATGCGATGCGGCTCTAGCAGAGTTCCAAGCGATTGGATTTAAGGATGCCGTGATGGGTGTGAATGGTGACATTCAAGATCACAAAAAGCGGAACACCAGCATCTGTTTTGCGCCAGACGATCACTGGTTTGGCGGGATCATGCTCAAGCATGGGCTCATTGGAAATGATAAGTGTGAATGGCAGTATGGTATTGACGGACACGAAGCAATTCAGTTTGCCAAGTACGAACCCGGCCAACACTATGACTGGCATGTCGATGTATTCCCGCTTTCCGGATTGCAGATAGAAAGAAAGTTGACAGTAATCTGTCTGCTGAGCGATGTCTACGATTTCAATGGCGGCGATCTGTTCTTAAAGTTGTACCAAGAATATCAAGCACCTTTGGAAAAGGGATCTCTGATCGCATTCCCATCGCAGCTTGAGCACAAAGTAACCCCAGTCATTTCTGGTGTTCGTTATTCCGCAACGATGTGGCTGAATGGCCCTCGTGGCAGATGAGGCGAAAGCAAAAGGAAATTAAATGCCAGTCTTATTTACAAACAATGCAACAACGACACTGGGTTCATCACTGCTTGTCGATGCAACATCACTGACAGTCTCATCTAGTACTGGGGCATTGTTCCCAACTACAACATCTGGCTTCTTCTATGTTGCACTGGTGAACTCAAGCAACCAGATTGAGTTTGTCAAGGTGACAGCAAGAACATCCGACACGTTCACAATCGTCAGGGCGCAGAACGGATCTACCGCAAGACCATACGCAGCAGGTGATAAGGTAGAGCTTCGTTTGATTGCTGCCGCCCTTGAGAACTTTGTCCAGCTCGATGGGGCGCAGACTGTTACTGGCGCAAAGACCTTTAGTGGCGCAGTCACTCTGAGCGGTGGCGGTGCTATTTCTGGTACGTACACAGGTGGCCCGACATTCTCTGGAGCGCCTGTATTTTCTGGCGCAGTTTCATTTTCAGGTGCTCCAACTTTTTCGGGAAATCCAACATTCTCTGGAACACCGGTGTTTTCAAATTCGATTTCTTTGACCGGCGGATCTTTGAATACAACAAACTTCAAGATCATGCAGGAATCAGGAAAGCTTGTTGTCAAGTATGGGACTACTGTGATTCTCTCCATATCCCCAGCAGGAGACATTACGGCTCTTGCTGATGTTGTTGGATACGGAACACCATAAGGAGACGACATGCCGTTACCAGCATCAGGGGCGATATCAATCTCCCAAATTAGCGTAGAGCTTGGAAGAGCGTCAACAGCAACAACGTCTCTTGGTGAGACGGCTTCAAGAAGTTTGGCCGGAGTTGCGAGTGGCGCAATATCTATGTCTAACTTCTATGGAAAGGCTGCAACCTTTAACTTCAGCCCAATAATCGCTTCAAACACTACGAACTACAACTTGAAATCTGCCGCTATTGCGGCTGGATGGAATCAAACAACTCCATTGAATGCCACAGTAACCATCAATGGTGGCGTGTATGTGTACTCCACGTCAACTGGAGCTTATGCGTTCCAGACTGGGGCCACATTCCCTGCTGGAACCGTCTTGCGCTTAATAAATAATGGCATTATTCTTGGCATGGGCGGCGGCGGCGGCAAAGGCATGAACTCATCGGTCTATGTTCCAGTGGTAACGCCCGGATCTGCTGGCGGCCCAGCGTTGCTTGCTCAGCAGGCAATCCAGATCACAAACAACGGCATCATTGGCGGTGGCGGTGGTGGCGGCGGTAGTGGTGCATCTTTCGGATAATACGGAGCATTTATGAAAAACATTACAAGCAAAAGACTAATAGGATGCGGTGCTTGTTCTGCTGGTGGTAGCGGCGGTGGCGGCGGTAGGGGCGGTGGCGCTGGAGGCGCTGGGTCTACAGCAGATTATGGAGGCGCTGTTGGCGCTGCCGGAAGTTTAGCGTCTGGCGGGAATGGAGGAAGTTCTCCTTTGGCTGGGTCTACCCCTGCTGGCCCTGTTGGATTTGGAGGTGCTGGGGTAGCTGTTGGTACTGGCGGAGCAGGCCAGAATGGCGGCGCAACTGGCGTCGGCGGTGGCGGTGGTGGTGGCGGTGGTGCTGGCGGTGCTGGCGGTGCTGGCGGGCCAAGTTCCGCCAGTGGAAGGGTTGGCGGAGGCGGAGGCGGAGGCGGAACTGCTATTGCTGGAAATTCGCTTATTACTTGGGTGGCAACCGGGACTAGGTATGGCGCTATTACGTAAAAAGTTTTATGTGACTTGGTTTGATCCTGATACGCATCAAATAGATGTTTACTTCACAAGAAGTAAACTGATTAGGCCAATCAGAATAGAGATCCCAGTTGTAGATGGTCTTTACCCAGAGGGCGATGATTTAGAAAACTACATCATGAGTTTTGAGCCAATGGATAACATAACGAGAGAAGTTATCCCAAGAGCATCTAATCCTGACCACATTCAAGATTTGCTAGTTACAAGCCATAAACTTTCTGCGACTGAGATTTATGCTAAAAAGAGTGCAATTCAAAAAAGAAATACACTTCTATATTTGTCAGACTGGACTCAGCTATCAGATGTTCAAGAAACATTTGATGCTGAAGAAAAGTTAAGATGGAAAGACTATCGCCAGAAGCTGCGCGATATAACAAGTCAGAGCGGCTGGCCTCTTGCCATAGATTGGCCAAAGCAACCTTTTGTTTTTGGAGTTACGGCATATGAGTGAAGCAAGATTGAAGGATGTCTACAAAGAGCCATACGCCACTGAGTCATCCAACGGAGATCCCGAGATTCAGTTGACATGTATCTCCAATCTGTTCATGAGATCCATGCACTTTAAACACGCAGGTGACATCGAGCACGGTCACGCTCACATCTTCGATCATGTTTCGCTTCTTACTGCTGGAGCTGCAAGGGTTACGGTGGAAGGAGTCTCTAAAGATTTCACAGCCCCTCACGCTATATTTATTCGCAGAGACTGGATGCACGAAATTGAGGCCCTTGAAGACAACACAATCATGATTTGTGTACATGCGCTTCGAGATGGCGAGAGGGCAGAGGATATTGTTTCGCCTGACTCATATGTTATTCAGCCGGGCGGCGGCGGAATTGAGTCAACAACGGGTAATTTGTATCCTTTGATGAATGTAAACCATCTTCCATGACAAGACCATACACACACATTCAGACAGATTCTGGAAAAGATTTTTTCTACAACAACAGAAACAACATTCTGTCAGACTCTGCTGGGAACAGTGTGTCAAAGAGATGGACATATGATTTAAATTACGAATCTCTTGCAAAAACAACGTACAACAAAAAGACAAAAAGCTCTGCGCCTGTTGCATTTCGAATCTTGATGGGTCATGCCTGTAATTACAGTTGCTCATACTGTATGCAGATGGATATTGGCAATCCAGATGAGCTGCCAAAACGAAAGAATCTTGATAAATTCTTTGAAGACATCACAGACAACTTTGACCTCTCCAACCTTGAGCGCATAGAGCTGTGGGGCGGCGAGCCATTCCTTTACTGGAATGACATGGTTCCGCTGATGAATTACTTCGATGCAGAAGGTAGGACGTTTGCAATTTCTACAAACGGAAGCTGCCTGAGCGCAAAGCACGCTGAGTTCTTTGCCTCGTTAAAGTCAGACGTAATCCTTAGCATTTCTCATGACGGGCCAATGCAAGAGCAGTTGCGCGGCGAAGAGATTCTTGATCGACCAAGAGTGATCGAGACACTCCGCAAACTGGATGACTTGCCAAATGTCGGATACGGATTCCAGTGCTCCGTAACAAACACAAACTTTGATCTGTTTGCAATTAACGACTTCTTTCGCAGCCACATTGTTGCAAACGGTTTGCAAACAAACAGCCTGTCCTTCTCTCTGGGTAGAACATACCAAGAAGGAGGGAATGGATTTGACTACCTAGCCTGCAACATCATTGATGGGCAGGATAAGAAGACCAGCGACAGTCAGCTTCATGTAATTCACGGAGACAACTTAGAAAAGTTCCGCACTATTTTGAGGGCTTATCTTGAGGCTCACTATCAACAGATGATCTTGCATGGATTTGATGGTGATGATCCAGCAGTCTACGGCATGTCTGCAAAAGACTTGCCTTTATTGCTATGCGATATATACGAAGGTCAAATAGCTTATAGCGTAGTCGGTTATTCAAGAAAGCTCTTAAACAAAGAGCCAATTCTTGAGACCACCAACTGTGGCGCAGATATGGCCGACATCATTTCTTTGGATCTTGATGGTAGTGTCCGCACATGTCCACACGCTGGAGAGAAGTATGTTCACGGTCACATTAACAACATCAAGGGTGTTCGCATCCTTACTTTGAATCTGACCAAAAAAGATACGCACTGTGCTGACTGCTCAAATATTAAGTTGTGCAGAAGCTCTTGCCCTTTGGATCTTCCAACAGAGACGTTTCTGAAAAACTGTGCTGTTGAGAAAGTTTGGTATGGAGAGCTTCAGCGTGCATCGTTCAGATTTGTCTTAAATGAACAGATTTCCAATATGGAGTCTGGACTTGAAAAAATACCAGTCGAGGAATTTGTATGAAGCTTTTTGTAAATGGATTCACATCATCTGAAAACTATCAGAAGCTTTCATCTGCTTTGTCTGGATCTGGCATAGAGATAGTTTCTGCGGTAGAAGACTTTGACTTTGCCATGCCGCTGTTTGATCCAATCACTCAAGAGTGTGCGGATGCTGCCGCCGCAAAAGGTAAATACTTTCCAGACATGGGATTTATCTCCAAGACTGGCTTGCAGCAAAAGTGCTTAAATTCTGGATTGCAGTCTTTGCCAGAGGTGCAGCTCACCATTGATGCTTTGCGAGCATGTGCTTACCCATACTTCATCATCAAGCCAAACTTGTGGTCAGGCTCCAAGCACCCACTTCCTTGGGTGTATCGAGTGTTCGCTAACTCTGAAATTGAATCTGTCGTCTCAATGATTGGTGAAACTCCAACAGATCAGTTCATCATCCAGAAGGCCCTGATCAATCCAGCTACACAAGAAACATATCTCTTGTTTGTTGATGGCGTAGTCAATGGGTCTGGATCTGTTCACTTCAACTCGATTGCCGAAAAGTGGATGCTCAATAGTTCAGCCGAAGACGGCCACATCACGCACAAAGTTGGAATCAGAGAAGTATCTTCT